TAACTTGTGCTGCTGCTGCTGCTGCTGCTGCGCAACTGGTGCTGCTAATTCAGTATAAGGGCGGTGTACGGAATCTAAGAAGGGTCGTACACGACACAGGTTGTCTACAAATGCAGTAGCCGTTTTAGTGGAGAAACCCGGAATACTAGCAATTTTTTCGTGAAGAGTTGCGGTAGTAGTGTGGTTTTCCGCAAATACAGTAGGATAATGATCTAAAATTGTTTGAATGCGTTTTTCGCCAAACCCACGTCCAAATATAGTGGTTTTCCCCAACAATTTAGCAAGAGAGACTGTTTTGATTTGCTGGTGAATACTATTGTACACCTTGGTCGCCGACTTTTCTTGAAATCCATCCAATTGTTTTATTTGGGCAATCGTCATACCCAATATCTTTTCTATGGTATCATACTCTTGACTCACAAATCTCGTAATCGTGCCTGGACCAATACCTTCTACCTCCATGCCCTGAAAGAACGCCAGCAACTGCTTTCCTATAACCGTTTTATCGGTGTCCGCTTCGTCTAATACTATATCAACGCCCGTTTCGGTCCACTTATAGTTAACCTCAGGCATTTGAGGCGTCACTGGTGCAATCACCTTATTTACGTGCGGGATAACATCACCGCTGCGGATTAACAGTACAACCGCACCGGCACCAATTCCGTGATCTTGAATAAATTTCCCGTTAAACCCTGTGGCTCGTTGTATGGTCACTCCGCCGATGGAGATAGCTTCCACCTTGATGGTGGGTTTTAGATAACCATTTTTACTGGCGTTCCATTCCACACCCAACACTTTGGTTTCAACCATTTGATCGGCAAGCACCATTTTAAAGGCAAAGGCATTTTTTGGATTTTTTGTAGCGGGTTTTACATACTGATCTTGTCTCACTATAATACCATCAATCTCATACTGGTACTTTTCTCGCAAAGTTAACAACAATTTACTCAACACCGTATGATCCAACCCACTGGTTTTGTAACATTGAACACATTCCACATTCATATCCTGTAAAACCTGTTTTTGTTGCAAGGGATTCATTTCTGGATAAACCATTTCATACGCCACAAACGACATGTCTGACCATACCGTTGCACATGCCGTTTTTCGGTTTACCCACCCTGATACTAAATTGCGAGGATTTGCTGCTTCTTTTTTGTATTTTGTCTCAAACAACTGTTTTGCTAAGATCAACTCGCCGCGCAACGTACACTTCTGGTCTAACGGTAATCTTAAGTACGGGATTAAATGGGAAATATCTTGACCCACAACCCCATTTCCCCTTGTATACAATTTAGGCGTATCCCCTTCATTGTAAAACAAGGCACTTACACCATCTAGTTTGCACGATAAATCATAGGGACCTTTGTATTGCGACTCCCATTTATTCAGTGCCACCGTATCTAACTTGATTTTATCCATAGATGCCATGGGGTAAGGAAGGGATACCTTGTCGCGTTTTACTTCTGCGCCGATGTCTACTTCTTCGTCCGGGTATTTTGCTTGGAAATATTCCCGAAGCATATCATACTGAACATCACTTAACGGCGAAGAAACTCCGTTATGATAAAGATCTTCACAATAAGAGATCATACCACGCAGTGTTGTTTTAGAGAACTCTTCTAGAGTGTTAATTCCTTGTGCTATCAACAATGAAAACTCGGGGGCATAGGTTAACACATATTCACGGATATCGGTTCTGCGAGAAGGTTCACGATACTCCATTCCTAGAAACGCAAAGATATCTTGTTCGGTGGTAAAGGTTGCCTCTACCTTTGTTTTGGATTTAGTGGTTATCCCGTGCTCATTCATGGTATACCCAAGCGACACGGCGCGTCCGCGCATGATGGTGTTGAATACTTTGCTTCCCGTGAAATACAGCAACGAAAAGGGGTATTCTTCGGTGGATGTGGTTAAGAAATCAACGCGGCAGTACTGTCCCTTACCTAGTTTAGTGATGCACAAACATTTGTGTTTACCCAAAGAAAGAATTTCCGTAATAAGTTGTTGATCTACGAGAGTCTTCATGAGTTGTTGAAGAGGAGCATTTTTCATAATCACGTCAATGTCTCCGGAATGTTTGGCGCCCCGACGGAAACTGCCAACTATTTCAAACTCATAGGGAGACAGAACTTTCTTGAATGCGGTTTGATAACGTAGTATTTCTTCTCGCGGAATCCGCTGTTGAAGGGGTTCGTAGTAGGCGAGACCTATTTTTTGTTTTTCATTTAGCAATTCGCTCCTTGCGCGCAGTTTTTCAATGGAATCCACGCCAAGATCAATGAGTTCCTTTGCTTTTTTTGGACCAATGCCGTAGACATTTGTCAAAACAAACAAAGGTGAGTGTTTTTCCCGCTCTAGCACGGCGATTTTTCCGGTCTTGTGAAATTCAGATAGTTTTGTATATATGGTCTCGCCAATACCCGGTTCAGATTGAATGCTAGATAATGCAATCTCCTCCTTGCCATGTTTCATCAAGGCATGGCATGCGCGCTGATAAGCGCGAGAACGAAACGCATCGCCTTTGCGGAGCATCACTTCTTCAAGATCTCCAAGCACTTGGATCGCTTTACTGACTTGAAGCATGGTTATAGGTATGATTACATATACAGTTTTCTGTTTAATTTGTTTCAATTTGTGTAATATAGAGTTTTTTAAATTGAAATAGATTTATGATAAATAGTTGGGTAGTTATCTATGATCACACCTATATTGTGTATACCAAAGGTACATTCTACTATTACGCAAGACTATATTGAGAAAGTGTTTAGTAGTCTAGGTTTAGGGAAAATAGATTCTATTACCATGAAGCAAGTAACGTATCATAATACGGAATGTAATATGGTACATATTCGTTTTGCCAGTTGGTATAATAAAATGTGGTTGGATCATTTAAAACAAGGAAAGACGTTTAAAATTTTGTATGATAATCCTAGATATTGGATTTGTTCACTATCATCATATTAATCTATAGAAACTATATATGTATAGTACAAAAGCATTATCTATTAAACAAGATAAAACGGGCATTACGATTGATTATAATGAAGACACTATAGTGGAATATTTACTTGATTTTTTAACTAATAAAGATATACTTTTTACTACTAAAAAGAATTCTATTCATATTACCTGTGATTTAAGTGAAACGTTGATTGATTTTCATAAAAAACATAAACATATTCTTCCCCACGAGTTGTCGTGTGCTGTTTTTCGGGACTTATCGCAACAATTAACTACTCTAGATAAAAGTGGTTTTGTCTTAGATCATTTATATCGTAAAGATACTATAGTTTTAAATGAAGCAGTTTTTTTATATGTAGGCGCACATCACATTGTAAGTAAAGATAATGAAAAAGGATCGTTTCCTGATACAATGTATCAACTTGGCGTCTATATCATAAAATTGCAGTTTAATAAGGATGTTACTAAAGAAAAATACATTTTGAAAAAAGTAATTGAACCTATTTATTACACCCCGCTTTACTGGAGTTTATTACGATGCACGGATAAAGTTCCTGAAAATAGAGTACTTGTTTATATTTAATTTATCCTGTTATACTATATGTCTTTAGCTACCTTAAAAAAAAAATCAGGTACCAAATATTCTAAAAATATGACTGAACCTAAAAACGGATTTTCGCTTCAAGGTAAACTTCGTAATTTCGGAACACCCGGTAATACTAATCTCGCTAGATCCGTCACCAGAACCCCTTATCGTGGTTCACTACCGGTTGGTCACGGCGGATGCTGCGGTCAATACGATCAGCAAATAGCCAAAAGCGGTGATTGTTGTGTAAGTCAAACGCTTGTTAAAGCATCTACTTTATCCACTAAAGGGATGCTTGCAAAAAAACGATTGTGTTGCACTGATACAGTAAAATCATTATACCATAATGATCAAAGTAGACAAATAACTCACAAACATAATAAGGAATTATGTGCGAATACATGCGATAAAACAGCTGTAAATCATAAAACTTGTTATGACGATCCAAATAAACCAAGTTTTAAATGCAAAGGGGAATACACAAAAAATCTTCCTTATAATACATCTACAAGCAAATATGTTAAAACTACCTTTATTACTAAAAATATATGTGAATACAAGAAATCTACGACTGTGAGTTGCGATTCTTCATAAAACGACGGACACGCGTTAACTCCCCGCCTGAATACTGACACGGTTTACACGATTCTGCATCACCATTTCGGGTTGTATATACCATTTTTTTTATACCTAGTTGCTGTATGGTTTGAAAACAGTCTGCACAAGGTCTTGAATCTGAGTGACCGGCTGTACTACAATGTCGGGTTACATAGATCACCATTTTGCGATAATCGGGTTCTTTTCCTTTAGCGGTGAACTACTTTGGTAGCATTACGTATTGCATCTATTTCGGCGTGACACGACGCTGCGTTGTTGAGAAACCCATCGCGAGAATAGACGCGACGATCGGAATTGTATCCACAGGCAATGTATTTGCCCTTGTAGGTAATGATGGAACCGTGTTTTGATATCATATCGGAGCGAGTGGCCTGGCGAGAAGCCAATTCAAGAAAGCGTTCGTCTTTGTGAGATACGTCAAGCATGGTTTTATACATTTAAGGTATAAAGATCTTTTTAGTTCAATTTATGATAATAGATTATAAATTGAAATTATTTAAAATATATCGTGCTAGTAACAATAAGCATGCCTACCACAGAAGCCTTGTGCGCAGAATATGAAAGCCAATTAACGCAACAAGAAAAAAAGGCCCTTGAGATTGCCAGACGGTGTTTGGAATCATCCTTTGATATGGAAAAAACAATTGGGTTTCAAGAATGGTTAAAACGTAAAAAAGGTAATTAAGGGTTATTTAACATAACTGTATCACCTAGCGCCAACTCAAATACTACACAACCGAGTCCAATTACAATAGCAACACATCCATGAGCACATAAACGTTGAACCGATGATAACGAATTAAATTTATGATGTACATGAAGAATAAAACCAACGCCTATGATAATAAATATAACGTGTAATAGTTGAGCAACATTTAAAAGAATTTTTAAATTCTCCGGATTTTTGTAATTAAACAACATTATATAAAAATAGTTATATTTTTTTTTACTTATGTTGTTTCATTATTACTCATTTTTCGCCTCTTTCTTTCTAGCCTCTTGCTGTTTCTTTCTAGCATCTTGCTCTTTCTTTCTAACCTCTTGATTTTTCTTTATGGTTTCTTTAGCTTTTTCTACCCTCGTCTCTTTTTTTTCTGGTGTATCACTAAAAAAGCTAGATTTGTAGTTCTTAGCCTTTTCTATTTCTTTTTTCCCCTCTTCATTTATTTTTCGTCGTTCTATTTCACTTTGAACATCGTCCTCCTTGCCCCTTTCTTTTGCTGCCGTATTCTGTTTCTCAATGTCACTATCACTATTAAGAGAGCTTTCTACATCGGTATTTATTTGTTCTGGTGTCTTACTATGACCGGTTGGCGTAGCTTCTTTAATCTTGTCTTTTATCTTATCTGCCGTAATCAAATTCTTATTTAATGTATCGTCTGCTTTTTTCTCATCACCATCAATAGTTTCGTTTAGTGAATCCGCTGCTATTTCTGAATCTTTTAAAGTAGATCCAATAATTTTATCTTTAGATTTATCAACTACATCTTGTGAGGTGTCGTCTAGATCTACATGCTTACCTATAAGATCTGCGGCGGTCTTGTTTTTAATTAAACCATCACCTTCTAATCCTATTTTTGCTACACCCAAGGCTTGTTTTGCCTTTGCCATGTGTCGGTCTAATATTTTTTCAGAAATATGGTTAAACCGATCCGGATGAGCACTTGGCCGCACTTCGTGGATAGCTCCACTGGCCAAGTTCGCTTTTCCTGTTGCAGACTCGGCATGAACACTTGGGGCACCTTCAGCCTTATTGTTATTTGCCACCAAGTTTTTGTACAATGCTTTAATAAAACCAGGGCGTTGATATTTAATAAAATCGATTACTGCATCATAAGAATCAAAATAGTTATCTTCTTCAATTAATAGTTTAATTAAATGTATTTTATCGGCGGTTGTAAAATCATAATCGTGTTTTGTCATTTTTGCACTTACATTATGACTTGCTTCTGCTAAAGCATTAAATATACCACCGATTTTTGTTGCATTTTTTTCTATTTGTGGTACCAGCCCTTCAAGCATTTTTTCTGCGGTATTTGCGAGAGGTCGGTTAAATTGGTCCATTTTCATATAAGTTAACATAATTCCTAGTAGCATGGGCGCTTGCTCTAATATACCATCAATAAGGTCCATAGGGTTTGGTGGACAAGCGCCCTCAAAGCAAGACCTTGATTTATGTTTTCCACTATTTTTATCACCTAAATTAATATTTACTTCTTCTGGCATATGATATATTATTAGGATACTTTATTTTTATAGTCACCAAACCCTATAGGTTTTACCTTTTTTATAGGTTGGTTTTTTTCATTATACTCGTGAATTGTACCACCTCGTTTAAATTGTATATACTCTTGTTTTATTGGTTGATTTTGATTACTTTGTTTATAGTGTTGCTTATTGTAATTTTTATATTGAATAAACACATCGTCCACTTGTTGAGGTTCTTTTATACATTCATCTTCTTTTTTCATGGTTTCTTGTTCTTGGTGTTCTTTTATGGCGTTCATATAGGATTGTTTAATATCTGTATATAGATCTACACAATTGTAAGCTAATACATACTTTCTAACCACAACTTCTAAATACCGATAGGGGAGTTCATTATTAGAGTAATAGATAAACTGTTGGGTATCTTTATTGTAAATTAATATCGCCTCTCCGCCTGGTGTTATTTCGCGAACACTATGGTCTTTTTGTTGATGGCGTTCATAATGTTCTGTGGCATCAGTTAAATTATAGTAAGAAGTATAGGGAATGATTGGTTTTTCTATTACAATCTCTTTTTTGTTTTTACACTTGTATAAGTATATAATAGTTCCTCCTACAACTATTAAACTAGCACCTAACCATTTTAAATTGTAGTTATTCATGTATTAAGTGATTTGATTCTATTCTTCATTAAATTACGTATTTCATTTTGCATATCTGGTACTTTTATTTTTTGATATCCTTCTTTATCTGGATGTAAACAGACTAAATACATATTTTTTACTTGTTTTCCATACTGATCTTCTATTATGTATTTATAAGTATTTAATTGTATACTGTAATGCCAGTAATTTGTGTCTGGCACAAAATCTATCTCTTCTGTTATGGAATATTTATCCCAAGGCGAATGCTTTTTAATATCTTTACACCGTTTCCAATCATAAATGTCTAAAGAATCATCGGTATTTAACACCGTAAAATCTATAGAACCCGCAAGTTGTAGCATAACGTGATAAATCATCCATTCCGTGCGATAGGGTATTATAAAACTATGATCTTGATGAAAGTTCATAAAATAACCATATTCAATGCTAGTATTTTTCGGAGACGCACCGTTATAAAAGCATTCAATATCGTAATGTAATTTTGTACCTGCAGCAGAAGCTTGTTTACCGTTATCACTCCAAGATTTTTTAATCGCTTCTCTGGACATTCCGTAATATTTATTGGAAGAATCGGTCTCTGCTTTTTTTAAAATACCTGTTATAATTTTGTCTGCATTAAAAGGTTCAAAATGTTGATGAACAAATGTAGTAACAGATGTATATCCTTTCTTTCCGTGGACTGTATAGGTATGAGTGGGTTCATAAAAAGTAAGGTATTGATCAAGCGGATGTTTATTTTTTAATTGTAATGTATTTATCATTTAAGTATTATAGTAATTTATTTTTAATTTATTTTTTATATTCTATAACTATATAATGGCCAAAGAATTTCAAGTTGAACTTGCCTTAGATCTTAGCAAACATTTTTATAAAGAAAAACAGCAGTTTCTACTTACACGTTTACCTACTATAGGTGAAGGAGACTGGTATTCATTTCATGATTCAGAACGTAGAAATCGTAAGATGATATATAAAGAGGTATATTGCATACGCTTACCAGATAAATATAGTGTAATTCAATTAATTCATTTAGTTAAACGTGTAAAGGGTATTCTTATTGAATGTGTTTATAGCAATAATATAATTATTTATGCATCTAATAGTTATTCAAAACAAATGAATAAGGATAAGGCATTCCAACTTAAACGATCTACGAAAGATAGTGAAGATACTGATATTATTTCAAGTATTCTTACTTAGTATTACCCATTAACGTTTTCATAATAGGCGTTTTAAAGATAGGTAGTGATTTCTGTTTTGTTACTTTTTTTCTTGTCGTGGTTGTTTTTGCACGGCGTCTCGGTGTATTATAAGCAATTATTTTTGTTTTACCTTTTGCCGGTGATTTCTTTTTTACCGGTGATTTCTTTTTTACCGGTGATTTCTTTTTTACCGGTGATTTCTTTTTTGCCGGTGATTTCTTTTTTGCCGGTGATTTCTTTTTTGC